GTTTCTGACGAGTGGAAGGAAGTCGTGAAAGAAGCATACAAGCCTGAAAGCTGATTACTTCAAGCGGATAGGATATGAGCCTGAGTCTATCCAATGGAATATCCATAACAGCAAAAAAAGATTTCGAGTAAACATACAGGGCAGACGTAGTGGAAAATCATTTGGAGCGGCAAGAGAAGCGGAGATGGCGATCTTTGCTGAAGATAGTCGTGGGTGGATTGTTGCACCTTCTTATGAGTTGGCTAATAAGATTGGCAGGGAGATTCACGAAAACCTTATCCTCAGATACAAACTCCCCACAGTCACCAAGAAGGTCATCAACGGACAACTGTTCTATGCCAAGTTCATCAATAATGCAGAGGTCTGGATCAAGTCAGCCGACTCACCCGATACAGGGCTTGTCGGAGAGGGACTTGATTGGCTTATCATTGATGAAGCCGCTCTTATTTCAAGAATTATTTGGGAGCAATACCTCAGACCCACTCTCGCAGACCGACAAGGATGGGCGTTATTCGTGTCAACCCCTCGGGGATACAACTGGTTATATGATCTCTACTCGAGAGGCATCTCTGATGATTATCCAGAATGGGACTCTTGGCAACACGCCAGTACAAGTTCGAGGTACTTCAGGGATAACATAAATGACCTCAAGAACGAACTCACCAAAGAGACCTTTGAACAGGAGTACCTTGCACAGTTCACCTCATTTGCGGGAAAGGTCTATCCCTTCGATAGAAACGTACACGTTGGTCGATATGATTTCAACCCTGATTGGGAGACTTATTGCTCTGTTGATTTTGGTTTCCGTATGCCCTCTGTTGCTTGGCTACAGGTTGGCAAGGTGGATGGGGACGTTGAGATTCACATCATAGATGAGATCATCCACGACACCAACATCAAGACTGAAGAGTTGGCTGATAGGATTCTTGCAAAGAATTACCCCGTTCTACACGTCTATTGCGACCCCGCAGGTGCGGGAGTCCAATCAACATCAGGACTCGGGGACGTTGAAATCTTTAAGAGAAAGNGCATCTTTCCGCGATTTAGAAAGGACAAGGTCAGTCGCTCCGTCGCTTCAGGTGTTGATCTGGTTAGATCGTATCTCGAGAACGCAGAAGGGAAGACAAGGCTATTCGTCTCGGACAAGTGCAAAGGCATTATAGAAGATTTTGAGAACTACCGCTATCCTGAGAAGAGAGAGAATCAAATGCTTAAGGACGACCCACTCAAGGATGGGCGACACGATCACGGCATGGATGCGGTGAGATATTTTTTTATTAACAGGTTTCCGATCGTTAAACGGGAGGCGATTGAAGTACAAAGGTATTGGTAGATGGTTATTCCCGATTTAAGCGAACAGGCGATTGTAGCAAGTATAAAGAACTGGATAGATGAGTCTCATGTTAGGGAAAGAGAAGATAGAATCAACTCGATGAACTACTATGAGGGCGTGAATCTGGAGGGGGAGACCCGTAAGTGGTTCGATAGTAATGCACTCAAATACGCACCGCCTATGGCGGTCAATATCACCAAGAAGCTGATTGATGGTCGTTTCATTTCATATAAGACCGCACCAGAGCGGAAGGCTGATGACAAGTACCTCGATATAATNGGGGACTTAGATCAGGATATGGTGGAGATGGATAGGCTCACGGGACTGCTCGGGAGTATTGCCATGCTTCGCTTCTATGATGAGGATAAAGGGGTACTGGACTCACATATCTTAACAGACTTTGAGCCGTTATTTGTCCCTAATAATCCGAAGCCTGTTGGTCTGGTCTATCCCCTGTTCAGTCATGGACGGGCGAAGGAGAATGAACAGGAGTGGGTATTCTGGTCTGACGAAACACATTTCAAGATGTTGAAGGGTGGACGGATCATTCATGTGAACGATCAAGATATTAATCCGATGGGTGTTATGCCGATAGTTTTCAGNCATCTCTATTCTATGATGGGGAATGAATGGTGGAGAACAGGTAATGGGATCATGGTAGCAAACGCCAATCAGCTTTACAACGTGTTCGGCACTCAGCTATCGCTTGGCAATATGTATCAATCTCTGGGACAAAGTGTTCTAACGGGAGTCGATGAAGCGACCCGAATCAAGATGGACGTATCGAAATTATTAGTCCTACCAGAAGGAGCGAATTACCAGATCGTCAGCCCATCGGGATCGCTAAATGAGATCAGGGATAACATGAAATGGGTGGTGGAGACAACAGCCCACGCCTTACATCTCAAAGTCAAATGGGGTAGTGATGCGGGTTCTACATCAGGAGAGCATCAGCGTATCCTTGAGGTTGATCTAACCGAAGCTGTCATGGCTGACTTTGAGCGGTGGAGGAAGTTTGAGAACCAAAGATTTGAACTGGATAGAGCAATACTGGAAACGAATGGGGTTAATGTAACCGATGAATATAATTGCAATTTCTCAGAGCCGCACATACCCCTATCTCCTCAACAGGAGAGAGAAGAATGGGAGTGGAAGTGGTCGAATGGTCTGGCTACAAAGAAGGATTGGTTCAGGCATTATAATCCCGATATGGATGACAGCGAGATAGATGAACGGCTTGGCGAGGCACAGGCTGAGACTAAGACTCAGGCTGAAGCACAAGCACCACAAGCACCTGTCTTTGGAGGGTTGAGACAGCTTGGCTCAGTTGGTACATAGTTATCTGGATAAGATTGATGACCTACAACAACAGATCATTGATGATTCTGAGTTGATCTTGGATGCCATCAATATGGACGAACTATTACAAAACCCAGAAGGTTATCTGGTTGGCTTGGGCGAGGCGTTTCTTAATGAACATCTCGACGAGATCAAGCAGGGTGCTAAAGAAGGGGAGCAGTTCGCTCTGAATATCTTAGAGAAGTCGTAATGAAAGTTCGTATATCAGGCATAGACCTTGATAAAATTGATTTTGATTTCCATGAGCAGTTGAATGAGATCGCAAGAATAGTCAAGTCAGATATAGATCAGACGGTGCGATCTGGCAAAGGGGTAACAAGCACAGGCGGGAAGGCGGGATTGAAGGCTCTCAAACCATCTACCGTAGCGGCAAAAGCAAAGAGCATCGACCACAGGATCAGGTCAAACGCTTCAAAGCCACTTGTGGGGACAGGTAGTATGATAAACCTCCTCATTGACAAGGCAACGAAAGCAAACCAAACAGCAAAACTACACGGTGGCAGGATTAAGCCTTACAGTGCAATATCGAAGGCATATTATTCACAGGCAACAGCCGCAGAGGTTGGAGCATACCATCAGGAGACTCGCCCGTGGTTTGGCATCTCGAAGGATGTTGAAAAGCGTATTGAAAGATATGTCAGCCTTGAAATGGATAAGAGGTTAGCACGTGCCTGAGCCAATGGAAATTATATTGACCAATCAAGTCCTTAATGCGGCTTCACAAACGACCCTTGATCTCAGTGGATTAATTACAGCGATGCAATCAAGCGGGATGAGTAACGATGCAATTAAGACGGTACTGATGAACGATCTGCGTTCAGGCGGTAGGATTTTCGGTAGCTTTAGAAACAGCCTGAAGAATATCACTAAGAACGGAGTGGAGTACAGTAGCAATCAAGCACAGAAGAACATCTATGCCGATGCCAAAGTCCCAAAATTTCAATGGGTGAGTGTGGGAGATAACTCTGTTTGTCCTGATTGTGATAGAAGGAATGGACAGGTTGAGCCAATGGAGTATTGGGAAACAGTTGGGCTTCCCAAATCAGGCTTCAGTATCTGCCAGACGAATTGCCGTTGCCCAATGCCTGTCCCCGCATCATACACGGGTGAGAACCTTGATAAGCCGTTATTGAGGGGAAAACGAGTAGCCGCAAACTTACCAAAGAAATATCAAAAGCTGAGAACAACAGACTTATCGGCTGAACAGTTGAAAAGCTATAACACATTAGCACGGGCAAAGTCAACGGGTAAGATCACCAACGATCAATGGCAGAACGGGTTGCTTGAGATATTGGAAGGAAAAAAGGTTGGGGCAAAAGGGCTAAAGGTTGATTATCGAGGTGTCAAAGATGCATTTATTCAAAAGAAGATAACCATAGAAAAATCAATACTCACAGCAACGGGGAATAAATGGGAAATGGGCGTTCTTATGGACTCGAAAGGGAATGAGTTGTTGAGAAAAAAGGGGACAAAGTATCACGTCAACATAACAAGGAAAGATTTATCTGGTATTGATACAAAAAACACTATTTTTACACACAATCATCCAAATTCTTTATCGTTTAGTTTGAATGACATCCTATTTGCAGGAGAATTGGGACTCAAAGAAATAAGGGCAATCGCCCCAAATTCAAACCTCGGCTCTGTCGTGTTTAAGCTAAGACCTAAATCTGGAGGGGGTTGGGCTAACACGGGAAAGATTAGAAGTGCTTTCAGTACATTAAGGACAAAACATTTAGGCAAAAGAGCGGTCAATAAATGGTTGAGAAATACTGACGATGGATTGGTTTGGAA